GTGCTTGCGGCGGCAATAAGCGTAAACGGGTCAATTCAAACACCTCATTTGTCAGCTTTGTTGTCTAGTTTGTCAAATATCTTGTCTAAGATGTTTTCCAAACGGTCAAATCTTTGTTCAATGTCGACTTTTCTGACGTAATGTGTTGGCAAATCAACTTCAATTTTTTGAACGTCTTTTTTGAGAGACTGTACTGAATCCCAAATTTGACGACACCACCAGCCAAGAGCCATTAAAAGTGTTGAAGCACCAATGTTGATGAGTTGTTGCCATTCCATTATTTTGTCTTTCCAAAATCAATGAAATCTTTGACCCTATTGACGTCTCTAAGCGTTTTAAATTGATTTGCAGTATATTTTGCCGCAGTCAATATTGGTACTGGAACACCAGTAGCCACATAAGAACCAGCCAAATCAGCCAACATTGTTTTTAAATTAGCCGCAGTACCCGAATAGTTAACTGAACCTTCAGGTACTGTACGAATATCCTGTACAACTTCATTAAGCGTCCTAAAACGTTCAGCATCTTTTTTACCAAATACTAAATCCAGCTTTCCACTTTTATCTAGTTTTTCTAATGCCGCCTTAAGTTTAGGCGCAGATGGAACGTAATTTCCATGTACGTCTCTGTTGACACCTTGGAAAGTTTGATCACGCAAATGTTCGCCCAAAACGCCTTTTAGCTCATTTATCATTTGCTGACCTTCTGGTCCAGCTTTAGCTAAAGTGTTAAATACTTGTTGTACTTGATCTTTTGTAGCACTGAGTAACAATTTTTCGGGCAATTGCTCTAATGGAACAACCCTATCGACCGTGCCTTTTTTAAGTGCTGTAATGTTTTTAACAGTAGGCGTATCTTCAAATTCAGTCATGTAATCTGTATTAAGTTTACGTGCTGTTTTGTAAAGTTCACCGCCTTTGTTGGCTGTCAACTGATCTATGGTTTTACGCAACTGATTGCCATGAAAACCGTTAGATGTTCCTTGTTCTGTTTCTTCAGCAATTAATTTACGAATATCCTCAAACTGACGCAAATTGATTGTGCCATTCTGATATTCTTCTTGTACTTTTTTTCCTTCTTTGTCTAGTACTTCTCTTATTTGAATTGGGTCATTGTGAGCTAATTCTTCTTCAATCGTACTGAGAATAGGATTCTGTTTTTTTACTGTTGGGCGTTTATTGTTGATGTAATCAAGCAAAGGTTTATATGAAACTTGTTCAAGTGTTTCACCAGCTTTATCTGCCGCATTATAGGCATCACTAACTTTTTGATAACGATCTTTTTTGTATGTGTCAACAACATCGTTTATTTTTTGACCAAGTTCAGAACGCTCAACCCCTGTTAGTTCAGCGCCTGTGTTGTTAATTGCTTTTTGAAAATTAGTCGATACTTTGGCGTTTTGATCTGCATACATATCACGAAACAATTTTCCAGCAACAGGGTCTTTTGCGTGTTCCCTTGCCCAATTTACATCAGCAAAATCTCTAGTCAATTGACTTCTTTCAAGGTCTATTGGTTCCCACAAATCTTGAGCATTAGCTTTGCGCACAGCAACTTTATCAGCCTCAGCCGCACCAATGCTACGCAAATTTGGATTTGCTTCAGGCTTCATCGTTTCTTTTAGCGTTTTAAACTGCTGTTGTACTTGTTCTTTAGCTTTGCCAACAGTTTCAGCGCCTTCAATAGCCGCAGTTTTTACTTTACCAGCGCCTTCAGCGACAGCTTTTCCGACAACTGGTGCTAATTTGATACCAGCCGCTTGTGCGTACCAAGACACTTCGTCTTTGGGTAATCCTGTCTGTTCAGCAATGTATGAAATTGGTTTGTCAGCATATTGAGCAATCGTACCCAATATTTTTGTAGCAACTTCTTTTTGATATACGGGGTCATTAGTAATGCCCATTGCTTTGCCAACAGGATGACTAGCAAAATCCGCTACACGGTTCAATACGTCTGTACCAGCCGTGGAATTTGTCAAGTAATCTGCCGCTTTAGCAAACGGTGTAGCAACAAATTGTCCAGCTCCCAATAGACCGCCATAAGCAACGTCAGCTTTTGCCGCAATGTCTTTAGCCCACCATTCAGGGTTGTATATGGTTTCACCAGCAGTTTTCTTTAATTCTTGCGTTGTTGGCAAAGTAATTGACGGTGTTGTTTTGGATGTTTTTTGTGTCGTAACCGTGCCAGGTGGCGTTAAATATTTAAGTCCAGGCACATCTATGTCATCTGCTTGAGCCGTGACAGTACCAGGTTTTAATTCAACATGTACGGGGTCTTTTGCGCCAAACGGTCTATGCAAATCGTATTTGTCTAACAATTCGTTGGGCACAGTTGGCAACAAATCAAAAGCGTCTCCGCTTTCGTGTTTGCTAGTACCAGGAAATGCGACTAAATTACCTTTTTTACCACTAGCAATCCAAGCATCATATAATTTTTTTTCTTGATCGTATGTGCGTGATTTGCTTGTGATTGGCAAATCCAAACCTTTTGGGTTAAGGTCTTTGCGTGTTTTCCATTCGTCATTAAGCCTTGAAATACGATCTTGTAAATCAGGATTGATTGGGGGTGCTTCAGTAGCTGGAGCAGTTGTAGCTGACGCAGTAGGTGCGACAGTCTTCAAATACTTGAGACCAGGTACGTCTACATCATCAGCTACGTCTGTCATTGGTATTTTCCTTGCTCAAGACGATGAATAATCTTAGCATTGTTTACAAATTTTGTATAAGCGCTTGGCGACATATTTTTAGTCAAATCTTGTATACGTGCTGATTTTTCTTCATCAGACAAATTAGAGTTTGCAATGTTGTCCATCTGAAATATTTTGGAATCATACGCATTAGACCATGCTGACTTAAATCTTCCTTCATGAATACTAGCATTGATCTCACCACGTTTTTCACGGTAATTTTTGACGGCATTAGCATATTTATCAGCCGCACTTGCTTGAGCATCAGCTCTTTGTAATATGTCTTTAAGCGCTTCATTAGATATTTTGGCACTACCGCTAAGTTTTTCAGCGTCAGCAAAAGACGCATCAGAACGATTCAAGCCCATTGTGTTTGCGTTAGAAACAAGCACACCAGCCAAGTTTTTAGTCAATCGGTCTAATTCAGGGTTTTCAAACACGTATTTGCCACCAGCTTGCAATTTCTGAGCAAGCGTACTACCTTTTGCCGCTTCAACAGCGTTTGTTGCTCCTCGCACGTATTCTTTGGCTTCTTGAGCTTGTTGTTGAAGTGCGGGTAATTTGTTAAAGTTTTCTTGACCAGCCTTGAATAAACCTTCTTGAACTGGATTGAGTTGTAATGGAGATGCTGGTCCACTATATGTAAGATTTGGATCTTCATTAACAATTTTAGGCATTCCAGGCGCACCAGCTGGTGGTTGCGTTTGAGGTGTTGTGCCGCCAAATTGACCAACGCTGACTTGAGGTGCGCCCCCAGTAGCAGACGGTGTTGTTGTAACGGGCACTTGTTGACCGCCAACTGTGGCAACGCTTGTTGTAGGCGTAAATGCCGTTTGTTGTTGTGGCAATGTAAGCAACTGATTAGCCGTTCCAATAGCAACAGCGGGTAATTTTGATTTGTCACCAACCATCATCAAATTACTTTTTGCCGCATCAGCATACTGTTTCATTGAAGGACTGTCAGGAAATGCTTTAACTAAATTGTCTAAAGCACTTGCATATTCTTTGGGGTCTGTTACGTTAGCACGTCCCAATGCGCCATATGTAGAAGCAACAATTTCTCTTTCATTTTGACTAAATTTGAGTTTTGCATCTTTGGCAAGCGTATTGTTTTGAGCAAGCGTAGACAATTTAGCTAAATGATCTGTACCCGTCATTGGAGCAATAATTGGTATAGTTTTGTTGGCTTTAGTCAGATCAATGTCGCCATTTTCGTCCATGTAATTTTTTGGGTCTTGCATGAACGCATTGAGCTTCATTTGCTCTTTGTTGCGAATTGATGCTTGTGATGCTTCAATGTCTTTTATCACAGCGCCTGATTGAGCAGATTCAGATTCAGCTTTAGCTTTTTCAATCATAGCTGGGTAAAGCTCTTTCATTTTCTTTAACTCATACCCTTTTGAAGCCATGTTCAGCATATCGCTGAGTTTCATTTGCTCAACTTGTGGTGGTTTGGCTTGTAATGCTGAAGTGTCAATATTAAAAGATGCCATAATTTATCCTATTGCGTTCAAAATAGCGGGTAACGTGACAGCGTTAGAGTAAGCCTGTCCAGCACCCTGAATACCACTTGAAATTGCGTTTGCCGAGCCTGTAATACCAGCCGCAGTAGCTTGTGCGCCTCCAACTCCCAGCTGTGCAACGTTGGTTGCTGTACCAGTAGCCAAGTTGCTAAGACCGCTAACAGCGTTTTGACCAATCTGAGCAACAGAAGCAAGTCTGTTGAATATATTAGATTGAGATGTTTGCTGTTGATTAAATCCTTGCTGTTGCTGTGTCATGTAGTTGTTTAACGCATTTTGATATGCGTTACTAGCGTAATCTTCAGCAAACTTTGTGTTGGCTGTATTTATGTTAGAACCGCCACCGCCTACATTCATAGCTTGAGATTGCGCCCCAAGACCTTGTTGTAACATAAACTGATAATTTGGTGCTAAGTTAGCATTTAAATCTTGTGCTGTAAAAGGTTTGTATGGCGTAGGCGCTTGTGTTAAAGACGGCATAGCCGCATTCAAATTAGCAAGTCCAGTTTCGCCTGTTTGAAGATACGACGTGTAATTTGGAGACAATGCTTGCAAATTGGCTTGCATTTGCTGTTGACCTTGGGTCGTAGCATTAGCAACTGTACTAGCCGCACTTTTTGACGCTTGACTAGCTAAATATCCGCCAACTAGCGATGTACCTCCAACGATTGCCGCCGCAGTTATAAATGACATATCAACTCCCTAAGACTTTTGTTTTTAACACGTTTCCTGGAGCATACATAGACAATTCATCAGGCTCAACCAGGTCTGTTTCAATTTCGTCAATATTGGTTTTATCGGTTACATGAACCGTAATTCCAATGGCATCTGTTAATGCTAAAGTAACACGTTTTGTGCCTGTTTTGCATTCAATTATATCGCCCGCACTCAATTTACGCATACCTTTTTCTGTCCAGGCAATAATCTCTCCTTTGGCGCACATAAAAAAATGTTCTTTTTTGTGTACTTTTCCAACAATCAGCGTTCCAGCTTTTCTTGGCAATTTTCGGCAATACATACCACCGCTGAAATAATGCTCAGTATCAAATACTGGCTGTTCCATTTTGGCAATTTCGGCTTGTAATTGTTCAATCTCTTGACGGTTTGGTATTTTGGCTAATTGTTCTAAAACTTCATATTGATGCTTAGAATCATCGCTATCAAACAATAATTCACTGCTGGGGGTAAGTACAAGTTCCATCAAAATACACCTCCAGAGATGCCGCCTATTGCGTTTAAAGTACCATTTATATATTCGTTTCCATTTATCGTTTGCTGACCAGTTGTGGTTTGGATAAAACTAGGATTTTGTAACCATAACAACCATGGTAAAGACGGTCTTCCAGTTGTTTGATCAAGAAATGGACCTTGTGGTATATTGATATTGGAATTTGATTGTGTTGCCATCAATTTTCTCCAACTTCAGCTTTCAAGTTTGCTGAAACAATAACTGCTTTAACAGGGTCTGTTATTGCAACTTCAAAAATTCTGTCTCTTGACCAACCCAACCGTCTCCATATAGCACGGTTTTTGTATTTACCAACAGCGCCAATACTTACCCAATGTTCGTTTGAATAAGTAGAACCACCATCATTTGACCATCTGAGCATTGCTTGTGGATTTTGTCCTTGACCAGTTTGTAATCCAACTCCAGGTTGAAATTGAATTTGAAGTTCAGCAAAATATTGTCTTTGTAAATCGCTTGTAATATGAGGCGCACGTCTTAATCTTCTAATGGTTGCACCATTTTCCGTGTAGTTGGCATTATCTAAAGCATAAATGTTTCCATTAGAGTAATCGCCAACCAAATAAGAATTATTGAAAAAAGCACCGCAATTAGATCGATGACGATTGAATTTATTACCGTCCCAAGACAGCCATTTATGCCACATTTGAGATGCTAGGTCATACACCCAAGTTATGTTAATAGATGGAAATGTAACAACGTAAAATTCGTGCCCTTCAAGCTGATATGTATATGCAATTGCATCAGATATTGTTTGATTTAGCAAAGTTTGTTCAACAGCATGAGTAGATATTCTTGTAAAAGCATATCCTTGTATAACGCCAATAATTCCTTGACCTCTGTTGTCTTTTGAAACAAACATAAACATTTCTGAAAATTGAGCGACAGAACCAACAGCCGCACAACCGTGTTGCATCATAGTTCCTTGTATTCTTTGAAAAGGAAATGAAATAATGCCCGTTATAACGTTGCCAACATCAACCCATACTTCAGTTGTTTGTTGACCAAGCAAATAAACTTGTCGATGATTTGCTATCAAAGCAATTATGGGGTCTGGTGCGGCATCTTTTGTACCGTAGTAAGCGTTTGTAGACAAACTTGAACCAAGGTCTGTACAAGCCCAATTTCTTGTTCCAACTTGATTGTAAACATTGTAATTGTCAGTAATATCAACTACTGAAGCTCCTTGCCATGGACCATCTGTAATAGGCAATTGAGTAAATGTATTTGAACTAGCAACCCAAGTGTAACGATTAACACCGTCAACAATGTAAGCAGTCAATCCTTGAATTGTTGTAATATTGTCTGATATAGATACAAACCCTATACTGGTCGTAAGAGACCCGACTTTTGTATAAACATATGAATTATTGACAGAATAAACAGAATTATTTATTACAACAATTAATATAGAATTACCCGACAAATTTCTCATAGCCCGTACTGGACCAATTTCAGGTTGAATAATTTGCGTTAATCCTGGTGTCGGATAAAGAGCAACAACACCCCTTATGCCTGGCTGTTTAAGCGGGTCAATTTCAGGATAAAAGTTGATACACTCTTGAGCGTCTTGATAAATACTAGGCGCTTCATAAGATGGACCAACGAAACCAAAATCAGGCATATATCACCCTTATCTAAAAAAACCACCTGACAAAATCCATCCAGCATCTTTGGAACGTGATGTAGTAATGACTTCATCATATCTAGACACTTTGGGTGGTTTCATATTTGTACGTTTGACCGTAGATTTGCCTTTTGCCGCAAATTGTTGAATCATTTGTATTTGTGTTGGAGAAGCCTTTCCATATGAAGGCATTAAATATTCAGCCAAACACCATTCAAGAGCCATGTTATAGCCTTGTGGTAATGTAATCGTGTCAGTTAAATTTGTATATTGAGAAAACAAAGTATCTGCAAAAAGGTGCATTTCGCCTTGTGCTGGATTAGGCCATACAAAAATGTTACCTAAAATTTCTGTTGGCTGATAATAAAATGCTTTAGGCCATGGTCCATTTAGCGTTTTAAGACCAATCAACTGATAACTGTCATAATCCAAAACAGTCAATGGATAGTCTAAACCGCCATTTACAATCGGATAACCGTTGCTGTTAGTAGCTATACGTACAAACCCTGAATTTATAGCTAAAGGTCTTGGATAAAAAGCATTGATTGTTGTTGAAGATACGCCTGTTGGGTAATTTACATTAAGCTGATATGTTCCCGCTTCATTAATATTACCCCCAGCTCCACTACCAAAAGCAACAATCTTAGTGCCGTTTGTTATGCCCGTGCCTTTGATTGTTTGATTTAAATTAATTGCTCCTGAAGTAATTGAAGTAACAGTTAAAGTAGTTCCTGATATAGAACCCGTAAACACCGCCCCTATTTCTCCTCCTGGTCCAATAGTGTATTGAGTTTGTCCTGATGTAAGCGTCCAAATAATTTCGGATTGATAATACACCATCATTTCTTCATTAGACCATTGATCGAGCATGTTTAATAACATATCAAAAGCATCTTGTGCGGCATCAGCTGTTGGAGTTTCACCAGCTTCTAAAGCGCCAATATCTTTTAATGCTCTGCTAATAATATCATTTGGTGTTGTCATTTTTAATCCTAAAGTGAAGCAATTACAAAAGCCAACAATTCCTCATAACGCACCCCTAATTGAGTTACCTGAGTTGCTCCAGCAGTGCCTTCTTTAACTTCTTTACCATTTAAAACATACCAAGTATCAGAACAAAATAAAGCATATTTAGTTGCATCCAATCCATTTGCAGAAAATGCAGACTCTACATCCTGAGCTGATATTCCTATATGTGTTCTTGCATTTGTTCCTTTTTTTGCTACTGCATCATTGAATTTGAATGTTTTAAATAAACCTTTTATGGCTTTTGCTGTTGCTTGTTCTGCTTGAGTTAATGTTGCAAATTGTTGTTTTTGATTTGCATCAGATGTATTAATTGTTCCTGTTCCTGCATAGACAACAGACCAACGATTAGGGGATTTCCCCAAACTCTGAGTATTATCTGTAACAGGGAATTCATTTCCACTTGTATCAAGTAATACTTTAGCAGAACCATTAACACCTAATCCTAAAAATGATGTACTAAGTCCAGAATTAGGAACAGAACCAACAAAAGAACTTCCAATGCCATCAGCAAAATTTAATTGTGATCCAACACTATTAGATGGACTTGCTAATGTCCAAGATGCTGATGTTGGATTATAGAAATAATCATTGTTATTATGATTTGGTAATTGAGTTTGCACTCCTGCTGATGGAACTGATGGCACAGAACCCCATCCTGTTATTGTCCCAGGAGAAGAATAAGAAATACTTGTTTCACCATAAACAATACAACTAGCTTTTACATCACCTTGAAAATCCCATTGTCCATTTGTAAGATACATTACATTTTGACCAAAGAATGTTCCTGATATAGATGAACCATTTACAGTAGCTGTTCCTGTTTGTGAAATATAACAATTATGAAATTGTGCATTTGTTCCATTAAATACACCAAAAAATGAATTATTTGCATCAAATCTGCAATTATCAAATACAGCAAATTCATTTCCACCAAGGAATTCAATTAATCCCAAAGATGCTGGAGATGTGTAATTTACACCATAAGTAGAACCTAAATTAGAGAAAATTGTGTTTCTGCAATATAGTGAGGGCGGCCAAACATTGAATGTACTTGCATAAGGAGCTTGTATTCTTCCAATAACAGTACAATCATTCATCCTAATAAATGGTTTTGTAGGAATAATAATTCCACCAAATACACAAGATTCAAATGTAAATTGACCTTCTGTGCCTGTTGCAGATATAAATGAAGAATTTAAACCATTTACAAATCTACAATTAATTGCTGTTAAATTGTAGTTATATCCTGTAACTTCAGGCTCTGCATCAAAACAAGTAGCTGGTGCAGAATAAATCCTACCTTGACCAGCATCATAAGAATTTACATTTATCATGGTCAAATTCTGACCACCAGTCCAAGATATATTATTTCTTGCACAGCCACTAACAATAATGTTTTCTAATAGCATTGGATTTAAATCACTTGCTATATATAAACCATCTTCAGCAAAATTTTGAATGGTCATGTTTGATATTTCAACATTACCAGAATAAGTATTTGCTGTAACAAATCCATTTCCTATATAAATACCAACTGCAAATAATTGATATCCAGTATCACCCCAATATCCACCAATATTTAAATTTGCTAAATTTCCATCAAGAATTCCACCAGAAACTTTAACTCCCCCAGTACATCCTTGAAAGAAAAACATCATTCCAAGCCATGCTCTGCTGTCATTGTTTGTATATGGTGTCGTTGTTGTTATCGCTCCACCAGTTACAGGGTTAAATGATCCAAAGTTTAAACCATTAGCAAATTTAATGGTTGCACCTTCCATGTACACATTAATTGGATTAGCACAATTCTCACAATAAAAAATATTGGATGCTTCATAAGCATAACCTAGACCAGTTGCACCTGCAAAAGTTTGTTTACCAACAATGTATGTGCCTGGAGGAATAATAATAGAACCACCTCCAACAGCAGTAATGTAGCTTGATGCGGCTATAAAAGCATTAGTATCATTAGTAGTGCCATCCCCTTTAGCACCAAAATCTTTTATGGAAATAATATCTTGTAATCTTGATTGAACTGTTCTTGATGTGTATGCGGTTCCAGTTCCAGAACCTACACCAGTCGCAGTAAAATAAATACCAACTTGATTTGCCACAGCTCCTATTGCAACAAAATTTGTTGTTCCTACTGTTGCTATTTGATAACTTTGACCAACAATAAAAGATCCAGCAGTAGTTGTATTTCCTTGTTCATAAGAAATATTGGAGGCATCATTGGCTGAACCAGGTAATACATTTGATGGAATATTATCATAAGTCCCAATTTGTACACCAGATGAAGTAGTTAATACAAATTTATATCCATAACCATAAGTTAGCCAAATTTCATTAGGAACTCTACCAGATGAATCTAAAACAATTGGATTTGGATTTTGAACATTTCCCAAATAACTTGTGTAAGTTTGAAATAAAGTTGTAGTTCCTGCTTCATAAGTATATAAAAGTCCACCAGCCAAAGGAATACCATTATTATCAAAAAATTGCCATCCAGCTCCTGCTAATGGTGATAAATAAATATTCATTTTTTAATCCTTTAATTGAGTTATATCTGGCTTTGGAATATTAGTGTAATTCCATTTTGCTATGTAATCACCATTTCCATTTGCATCATTTTGTATAAGAATTGTTCCTGTTATTGGATGAAAATCATTTGCTGTTAATGTTGGAAAATTTGCTAGTAATTTAGAATATAAATCCATTATCCACCTCTCACTAATGAACCTGTAAACCACATATAAAGAGCACTAGAAGAACCTAATGTATTAGCCGCTGAAAAAGAAAGTGCATATATTTCAAAATAATCAGATGATCCATTTGCATTAACTAAAATACTTCCACCATAAATATTTGAAGCACCATTAAAACCAAAAGTAGCATAAGCACTACCATTTTTGTAAATTGTTATAGTATTAACAACACTTGCAGTTGTAAAATAAACTCCTGTGCTTATTTGATAATATCCAGAAACTGTTGGTGTAAATCTGTAATTTGTTACATTGTCATAATTTGAATTTGTATCAAATCCAATTGAATTAAATATTACTTTTGTTGCTGTAGTTGCTGTAAGTGATTGAGTTCCACTGTTATAAGCATAAAAAGCTGGACCAGTTGTTGATAATGAAATAGAGCCAGAACCATTAGTTACTTTTATACCATTACCACCAGTTAAAGTTGACCATGTAGGTGCGCCAGTACCGCCAGAAACCAAAATTTGTCCTGTTGTTCCAGCGGCAGATATTGCCGTAGCAGATGCTGTTGAATAATGAATACCTCCAGCAACTGCTGTTAAATTTGCGTTTGTTCCACCGTAAGTCAACGGCAAAACTGCATTTGTAGCAAACACGCCCGAAGTATTATTCGTTATAACACCAGCTGTTGTAAACGCTAAATTTGTAATAGAAGTAGATGCAGATAATGTTGTAAATGCTCCTGTATTTGCCGTTGTTGCACCAATCGTACTGTTGTTAATAGGCGTTCCGCTGATAGCACCGCCCGTAATAGACACGCTATTAGAATTTTGATTTCCAAGAGTACCAACAAGCGTAACAACAGCATTACTTGCTGAATTCAACATATAGACTTTTTGATCTGCTACATTGATAGCTATTTCACCTAAAGTCAAATTACCAGTTGTAGGAGTATTACCTCCTGTAATTGAATAATAATGTTGTATTGGGGTATACCCTGTTTGTGCCATTACACGCTCACTTTAAAAGTTTCAGGTAGAGACCAAGGCGCTTTTGTATTGACATTTTTATTCAATGCGTCTAACTGTTCTTGTAACCTAGATTCTATGGCATTTACACCGTTTTGAGTTGAATCTTCTCTAGCCCAAGAACATACTGTCTCATGTTGAATACTGTTAAAATCGGGTTTTGGTGTGCGTTCTTTTATTGGCAACCAACCCTCTGTTGCAACAATATTTGTTCCATCAGTTACGGACGCAAAATAACGCACTTGTGTAATTGTTTCGTTTTCTGAATGAACTTCAAGTATTTTCCAATTAAACATCAAAATGTACCTCCATTTACGCCGTGAGATGTTCCTGTCCCGCCATAAGTTGTAGCAACAATAGTTCCTTGCCATGTTCCCGTTCCAATTGTGCCAACAGTTGTCAAACTGCTTGTAACAATAGTACTGGGCAATGTTGTGCCAGTTAAATTCGATGCCGCTAATGACCCGCTAAAAACAGTCGCAGTGAAAGTTCCAGTTGAGGGTTGATATTGTAGTTTTGTTGAACTTGTATATTCAGTTGCTACGTTGCCGCTTGTTTGATTAGCAAACAAAGGGTATCTTGTGCCCGTTGAAGTTGTATCGTCAGTTATGGTTGCATAAGCAGTTGGCAACACCCAGCTGGGGGCGCTTGTGCCGTTTGATTGCAAAACATATCCAGATGTTCCAGCGGACAAAAATAACGTGCTTCCTGACGCAGATTGATACGGAATGTATCCAGCTCCACCCCCGTTTAAATTCGTTGCACTCGACACCGATAAAGTGCTTGCTGACACCCAACTTGGGGCTGAAGTACCGTTGGACTGCAAAAGTTGAGACGCAGACCCAACTGCGGTAAATCCTGTTGCACCAGTTGCGGTTTGATACGGTATTTCTCCAGCCGCACCGCCTACGATGTTTGAGGCAGACCCAACTGAAAGTGTCGATTGATTAACCCAAGCTGGAATTGACCCAGTTCCTAGCGTTTGAAGAATTTGTCCTGAAGTGCCCGCAGATAGGAATGTAGTTGAGCCTGAAGATGTTTGATAAGGGAAAGCATATGTGGAACCCCCTGACAAATTAGTTGAAGAAGTTGCTGTTGCGGCATTACCACCAATAGACAGCGATGATGCTGTTCCTGAAATATTTGTGCCCGTTATAGTAGGCGTTGTTGTAAATGTTGGTGTTGAACCGCCTACCAATACGCCCGTACCCGTAGCAAAAGCTGTTACGCCCGTTGCGGATTGATACGGAACAGCTCCAGCAGAACCGCCAATGATGTTGGTTGTATTCGTTGCGTTTGTTGCGTTTGTTGCGTTTGTAACATATGTATTACCTATAACGCCAACAATTTGATTTGCTGTAGCCGCAGTTGCGTTTGAAGTTGCGTTTGCGTAAAGCAATCCAGTTATACCAGTAACAGTCAAATTCGTTGTAGTTGTAGTTGTGGCTGAAAGAGTAGTAAACGCACCCGTAGATGGCGTTATATTGCCAACTGGCGTATTATTTAACGCTGTAATCGTAATACTTACGCCTGTGATTGACCCGCCCGTGATTTGAGCGTTATTGGTCGTCATTGTCGTAAAAGTGCCCGTACTAGCGCTTGTCGCACCAATAGCAGTACTATTGATTGTGCTGTTTGTTATTGTTGCTTGATTGATAACGTCTGAACTAAGTGGGGGAGAGAAAAACTCCCCCCCTGGTCCAACTAATCCAACGCAAACGCCATTTACATCAAATATTGCCTGTACAGGGACAATATTCGTTGTGACGGTGACTGCTGTTTGGTTTGTCATCAGTATGGAATGCAAGTCATAACTATCACATCACCAGCAGACATATTTGTTGCAAGTCCAGTTGTAATGCCATAACCCGTAACAGTTACTGATGTAGTGCTACTAGCGGTTTGTTGTAAAAACAAAGCAGAACCATTTGTAACATCGTTTGCAATACACATCCAACCATTTGGCGCTGTTGGCAAAGTAATCGTGCCGTTTGCCGCACCACCGCTTCCAACTGTTACAGCAAAACAATTTGGCGTAGCGCCTTTGATTGTTGGCGCAGTACCAAAACCGCTTGCAATAACGGGTTGTGAAGCAAACGTGTTCAAAAGTACCGTGTTAGGGGTATTTGTATTTGCTACTTGATTGGTCATGATTGGTCTGCCATTGGGGTAATGTAAAGCGTTGTTGTGCCTGTACTTGTAATGGCTGACATTGAGAACCCGTTGGGGGGTACTGCAATTACCATTGGTGAAGTCATAGCAACGCCTAAAATTACCGTGTTAGTAGGGCTTCCAGCTGTTGGAAGTACTGCGGCTGGAGCAGTCAACGAATTTAAAGCATTTGCTTCTGCTATTGTCAAAGCAATAGGGTTAGCAGACGTATTTAAAAAACCGCAATAATTGATCTGATCGTTACCCGCTGGGGTTACGGTCAAAGCAGTTGATGCGGTTGTTGAAACAGCAACAGCATAAGATAAACCGACTGGTCTAAATACGCTTGTGTTTGCCATAATTAAGCTCCATTAGTAGCTTGTGGATAACCTTCAACACGAACAACTTGAAATTGATAAACCCCTGCGGCTGGTTGAATAGCAGTTGCCGCACCTGAAATATTTTGAAA